CTGCAAAGACATAACAACTTCCTCAAAATGTTCTTGGTCGCGGTAACATTTATCAAGGAACTTAGCGGCGTAGCGATACACGTCTGGAAAGAAACCATGTTTGGTCAAAAACCACCCCGCAAACTCCCCAATGGGGCTATTATGAAGTTTTAAACGGTGGCCTGTGTAATCTAGTATACGTTTGCTCTTCACAGTTGGGACGCACTCACCACAGGCGACAGCCGAATCGTCCCCCTTGAACAACGCAAATTGAAACCCCTTGTATTCAAATAAAGTGAAACAAAGGGCCATATTGCATAATGTGTTCTCAGCGATAGTGAATGGGTTACCAGAAAACTGCTTCTCGTGTCCACGTAAACGAGTAGTACCGAATGCATTCCTATATTCCATGATCCATGACTCACGGAACCTACGGAAGTCGTTGATAAGGTAAAAAGGGCAGCCTAAATACTTAAGTAACAAGCAAGTGACTTCACTGAACGCAGATCGGAAAGACGAATCCCATTCAGAAAAGTCATTGCAAGTATAATTCTCAACGTTGTAGCGGTCGACCATCGAAACGAAGGTATCATTTAGACCGGCCTCGGAATCGTGGGTGGCCAGAATAATATCCCGTTTGTTAGCTCGAAGTATTTCGCGGATGCGATCCAAAAGGGCACGGGCGTAACCGCAAAACAAAACGTTGATTCGTTTCGACGTCGCAGCCACACCTTGCCCAACTTTGTCACTCTCATCGAAACCCTCACTGGCGTCGAATTTAGTTTGCCGTTTGTTGAAAAACCCAAGTTTTTCTCGACCCATCTCTATAGGGCGGTCTAGTTCAGCTATCACAGATGGATTGCTATTCAACTTGATCTGCAATGCTTCCATATATGCGCCTTGCCGTTGCATCAAATAACCTTCAGGTAACTGGAGATCTTTCCTAAGCCTCCTTATAGAATGCGGATTACCGTAAATCGCAGTTGAGAGACCGTTAAGTAACTCAGTAAAGGCAAACTGCATTTCACGCTTATCGGTTGTATTATAACCACGCGCATAACGCTTAGCAAGTGTCTGAATAGCTTCCAAGGAATTATTTGACAACTGATGTTTAGCGAAACGTGTGGGCTGAAGCTTGTAAACTTTGCTAGCAGGTTCAACGTTGAGCAAAGAGTCCGTGGGCGTAGTAAGAACACCGCTAATTATTGGTGCAACATCGCTAGTGCCAACCGAAACATTCAAGCCATCGGGGTCATTCGTAGGAATAATGACGGACCCAAGGATGTCACTAGCATGTTGTTGCGAAGTGTGGTCCGACGCGATATAACGAGGAACAGTAATGGGTAAAACATCGTCAACCGGGAGGACGATATCATGATGTAAATAAACTGCAGCAAATTCCTCATAAGTCTGAATTTTAGTGGCGTGAATGTTGTAATACTTGACAATGTAGTCAGCGTCACCAGTGATGACTAACACATCAGACGCGCGGGACACAGCCGTGTAAATATATTTAGGACGGTTGACGAGCTGGCTAGCCACTGAGGCAGAGTCAACGTAAAACACGACAACGGGCTCGCGAGACCCAGTAAACGTGGTAATCGTGTAAGCGTTGAGCCCTTTCTCACGTAGACGGCTAGCTGACTCACCGTTAAAACAAATAACGGGTAACTTACCGAATTTACTGATGTCATCCTCCACGTACACGATGGATTTCTTGATATTGGACTTAGAACGTATGTGGAAACCATGCTTACTATTAAGCATGTCAGCGATGTCGTGCGGAATTTTGTACACATCGCACAAATTGTTGATGACACCATAATCAATAAGTGTTTTATGCGGTAAGTTGCCATTAAAATTGACGTAGGGGGTTTGATGCGCGTCACCCAAAACAACAATCTCGTGCTTCGGGTAGTGCGTGGCGATTAAAGAAAAATAATCGACAGGAAATTGGAAAGCCTCATCAACGATAATGGTGTTAGAATTGTCATGTCTCTCAGTAAAAAACTTATGGGGTGTAAAGGACGAAACACCCATCCGTTGATGCTTCAACGATAACTGCTTTGATGGCGCGACAAACACCGCATTCTTATACCGGTTGACGGCCTCAGTGGTCTTACTAGCGCTGGCATAACCGGTGATAGCTGACACGGTGAAATAACCGCGCATAGCGAACGTACTAGGGGCATATTTCTTAAAATCTCCAGTAAAAAACTCACGGACAAACTTCTCGTTGTTACAATAAGCTATGTTGTGTTTAGTGACGCGAAAATTCCACCCAGGCCGGTCATAATAATCGAAAAACCGGTCGATATTCAGGGCGGGGTTGAAGCCAGAGCAATGAAAATGTCTCTCTTGGCTATTACAGTCGGCATTAGAATGGACTAGTTGAATGTCTTCAAAACATCTAGTAGCCCACAGCTGATGGGGGTTGCCAAAAGCTTTAGTAAGCAATGAACCCCCTAACCGGATGTGGGACATTAACAATGAATTGGCGTCATTGATGGCCTGCTCACTATTCACAGGTCTGCCAATGTCATTAAAAACGAGATCAAAGGGACCAATTCTATTGCTTTTAAGATGTGCATTCAATTGCGCAATATTATCGTACTCGAAATCAGGTTTGGCGTAGACAGCCTGAAGACCGGGTCTGAACCTTGCGGAATAGACGCGGTGGCCAGCGCCTCTCAGAAAGCGAGTAACGTAACCGGGCGCCATTGAAACATCAAGAATGTGGAGGTTCTCCTTAGCACCGATAACGTGGTTGATAACGTCATCGAATTTAGCCAACAGACCACCGAAAGGCCTTTCAGAGAAATGAAAGTTGTGGTAATATATAACAACTTTACGTTCTCCAAAAGGATATTCGATTTTGTTAGCCTGGAAAACCTCAACAATGAGATGGTATCCAAAAGCACGTGCTGCAACTTCAAGTGCAATTGAGCTCACATCAGAAGTCATGAACACACCGCGGAATATGTAGTCATCAACGTTCTGAACAGTCAAATTGGTGTCGTTGACATGGACATACCGAAG